CGCCGAGCCAACAGCTGCAGGCGTTGTGAATCTCAGCGATAGTCTCACTAGAATCACAAGCCAGCCGATTACCTTTCAGCTGACGCTTGGGCAACAGCTAACGCTCCCAAACGGCGAAACGATCAGGCAGGCATTCCGCAGCATGTCGGAGCGGCAAGTTGAGATCTTCAGCCGTACGGTCAGAAATGGAATCATTGAGGGCGAGTCGATCGAGGCGATCACCCGCAGAGTCCGTGGGCGGCTCCAAAGAGATCAGGCCGGATCTGTTGACGCGATCATCGCGAGAGGCGGCCAAGCAACGGCCATCCCAAACAATCAGATCAGGGCGATCGTTCGCACCAGCGTCAATCAGGTCGCCTCGACTGCTGATCAGCTGATTGCAGCTCAGAATCCAGAGCTAACGAAGCATTACATCTACACGGCGACGCTCGATACAAAAACGAGCGACATCTGCAGAGCGCTCGACGGGAAGATGTTCCGGCACAGGGAAGGACCAGTACCGCCGCAGCACTATCAATGCCGCTCGAGAATTCGCAACGTGCCGCGTGGATTAGAGAAGGAGTTCTCGGAAATCAGAGAGACCTACGGCGAATGGCTCAACGCTCAGGATGAAGCGACGAAGCGGGATGTCTTGGGCCCAGAGAGGTTGAAGCTATGGAATGGGCTTGTCAAAAAATACGGCCCGACCAACGCGATCCGTAAGTTTGTTTCGCAGGACGGCGCGACGCTAACTTTGGATCAGCTCAAAGACCGTGGCTATGGCTCCACTAGCAAGTAAGTACAAGTTCAAAGCTTCCGAATCGTCTGAGGCTGCCTCCTGCCCTCCCAAGAAACCAGCGGCCAAAAAAACTAAGGCGAAGGCCTCGTCAGAGGAATGAGGACCCATTACGATCGGCACAGCAGCGCTTGCTCCATGCCTGGTTACATGAAGGGGCCCAAGAAGCCCCAGAAGCCCGCCGGTAAGCGCAAGAAGGCTGGCAAGAAAAAATAATGGCCTCCCGCAACGTTCCCACAGACAAGGCTTTGTATAGCCGCGTCAAGGCGGCAGCGAAGCGGAAGTTCGACGTCTATCCGAGCGCCTACGCGAACGCTTGGCTAGTTCGTGAATATAAAAAGCGCGGCGGAACCTACACGACGCAATCATCCAAACCAAAGAGCCGTGGCCGCAAGAAAAAGAAAACCTAGGGGCGGCCTCGGGCGTTGGTTCGCCGAGAAATGGGTTGACGTGAAAACGGGCAAACCCTGCGGCCGGCAGAAAGGCGAGAAGCGCGACGGCTACCCAGCCTGTCGGCCATCCAAGCGAGTATCATCCAAGACGCCGAAAACAGCGGGCGAGATGACTGCCGCTGAGAAGGCCAAGTTCAAGCGGGAGAAAAAGGGCCCGGCGAAGATCAAGTATCAGCATCGCCGCCGCCGGAGGAAAAAGTCCTAATGGCTAAGAAAAAGGACCCGAGGCTCGAGCGCCATGGGCTGAAAGGCGTCAACAAGCCCAAGCGAACACCAAGCCATCCCACCAAAAGCCACGTTGTTCTGGCAAAGGAGGGGGACAAAACAAAGCTGATCCGCTTCGGGCAACAAGGCGTTTCTGGTTCACCTAAGCGCCCTGGGGAATCTGCGGCAGCAAAGGCTCGGCGTCAGTCCTTCCTAAAGCGTCACGCGAAGAACATTGCCAAAGGCAAAATGAGCGGCGCTTGGTGGGCAAAAAAAGTGAAGTGGTGAACTGTTGTTAGTCTTGGGCAGCAATTTAGCCCGTGGCTAATTCATGTCTGAAGAACAAAATGCTCCCGTGGAGCAGGCTGTTGACATTCAAAAGATGCAAGGCGAGTTGGAAGCGATGCGTCGGAAGAACGCAGAGCTTCTCAAGGAATACAAGGATTTCAAGGAATCAGCCCAGAAACAGGCGCCTGTACCGGATGGCGTTGATGTTCAAGAACTGCTTGAGTTCAAGCGCAGAGCAGAGCAAGCAGAGCTTGAGTCTCAGGGCAAATACACAGAGGCTCGACAGGCTTTGGAGCAGCAGTTCCGTGAGGCGTCGGCGCAAAAGGACCAGCGCATCGCCGAGCTAGAGGCCCGCGTTCGTGAGCTGGAGGTGATCGCCCCGGCAACGCAGGAGCTGTCGCAGCTGGTGCACGATCCCTCGTTGATTTTCAAGGCAGGGATGCTTGATCCGAAAAACATCGAGACAGGCAACGACGGCAAACCAGTCGTGGTTGATGGCTACGAACGAATCTCTTTCCCGCAGTGGGTAGAGCGCAATGTGCAGCCCTACATGCAGATCACGGCAAAGCCTCAAGGCAGCGGAGCGCCTGCAGGCCGGGCAAGTGATGGCAACGTTCGCTTTGACGAGCAACTGATGGGCCGATTAGTTCTTGATGGCAATGGCCGCCCAGGTTTGAACATCTCTGTGCTCTCAGAGATTCAATCAAAGCTTGGACGTGATGCTCGCATTGCATATAACGCCGAGGCCACTCGTCGTTTACAAGGGCGGTAGTATTTGTAGCAAGGCGAAGCCGTGCTGAGCTGAAGGGCCGTGCCCGACTGTAAACATCATTTCTGAGGATTTGTCATGGCGACTCTTCGCTCTGACTTGATCATCCCCGAAATATTCACGCCGTACGTCATTGAGCAGACGACTCAACTGGACGCCTTTTTGGCATCCGGAGTTGTTCAGCCGATGGCCGAGCTGAATGCTACTGAGGGTGGTGATTTCGTTCAGGTGCCTTTTTACAAGGCAAACCTGACCGGAGACTTCGAGGTGCTTTCTGATAGCTCCTCCCTGACTCCGGGCAAAATCACGGCTGATAAACAGGTGGGTGTTGTGCTCCACCGTGGCCGTGCGTTTGAGGCTCGCGACCTCGCTGCTCTTGCAGCTGGTTCCGATCCCATGGCTGCGATCGGTCAAAAGATTGCCGCCTACGTTGCTAACCAGCGTCAGAAAGATCTTCTGTCCTGCCTGGCTGGTGTTTTCGGCTCTGTGAACACCACCGACAGCAACGCTGCCTTCTTTGATCTGACCATCGACGGCGGATCAAGCGACACCCCGACTGCCCTTGCTCCCCGCCACGTTGCGGAAGCCAAGGCCAAGCTGGGTGATCAGGGCGAGAAACTGACCGCCATTTGTATGCACAGCAAGGTCTACTACGACCTCGTTGAGCGCCGCGCTGTTGACTTCGTTGTCGCAGGCGATGCAAACGGTGGCGCTGCAACTGCCTCTGGTGGTTCTATCGCCGGTGCATTCGGCAACCCCACTGTTCCGACCTTCATGGGTCTTCGCGTGATCGTCAGCGATGACGTGACCACGGCTGGCAGCGGTGCTTCAACCGAGTACAGCACCTTCTTCTTCACCCAAGGCGCTGTCGCCTCCGGTGAGCAGCTGGCACTGCAAACTGAAACCGACCGTGACATCCTCGCCAAGAGCGATGCGATGTCCATTGACTTGCATTACTGCTATCACCCGGTCGGCTCGAAGTTCAGCACTTCGGTCACCAACCCGACTCGCTCTCAGCTCGAGACTGTCGGCAACTGGACCAAGGTGTACGAAACCAAGAACCTTGGGATCGTGCGTGCCACCAACGTATCCAACATGGATTGACGGAGGTAACTAACCATGGCATCCAAGTTTGAAGCAACGGCCGGCAAACTGATCGGCCCCACCGTTGGCACGTCTGTCACCCAGGCAACCAACAAAAGCACCGGCGTGACTGCTAACGCAGCAACTGGTGTCATCACCATGAACGACGCTGCGCTGGCTGCTGCCGCTGAAGTTTCGTTCACCGTGACCAACAGCGAAGTTGCAGCCACTGACGTGGTGGTTGTGAACCATGCCTCAGGCGGAACCGCTGGTTCCTATCTGGTGCAAGCCAACTCGCTCGCCGCTGGATCTTTCAAGATCACTGTGGCGAACGTCTCCGCTGGTTCTCTGTCTGAGGCAATCGTCCTCAACTTCGTTGCTCTGAAGGGCGCAAGCTCCTGATGGGGATCTTCGCTTTTAAGCGAATGCGGGAACGTGAGGCTGCTGCTCAAGCGGCGGCCTCCGCCCCTAAACGCAAGACTTCTACTGTGACGCCCGATGGCAGTAACAATCGACGCAACAGCGGGCGGCGCAAACGCCAACAGCTACATCACGCTGACGGAGGCGAACACGTTCGTGGAGGCGATGATCTCCAGCACGGACGTAAGCAAGTGGACGACGGGAACGGATGACACCCGTAATCGGGCTCTAGCAGCTGCTGCACAGCGCCTTGATCGTGAGCGCTTCCTAGGAGCCAGGGCGACAGATACGCAGGCCCTGCAGTGGCCTAGGACGGGCGTTCGCAAACCAGACACCTACGTCAACACGTATTCGACGGGGTTTCCGTTTCGCATCTCTGAGGATTACTTCACCGATACCGAGGTTCCCGATCAGGTGAAACGGGCGCAGATCGAGCTTGCCGTCTATCTGCACAACAACACTGATGGAATCGGCCTGAGCGGGCTCGAGGATTACAAACGAGTCAAGCTGGGCAACATTGAAGTTGAGCCTGACAAAACAGGCGCTGTTGGTGCTGATCGAGTGCCGCCTATGTTTGAAAGGTATTTGACCGGCCTTAGAATCTCAGGGCCGGGCAACATCGGTATCAAACGGAGTTAGTCATGATGGGTTACGAGCCTTCTAAGGCGAACATCATCAACGACACGAATGCCCAAACCGGCAAGTTCGTGAAAGTTGTTGCTCTCGAGGACAGCGTGATCACGCTGGTTTCCGATTTCATCACTGAGAACGGATCATCCACCGTTAGCAGCATCAACCTGAACGCCAACTGCGCGATCGAGGGGCTGGTGATCACCAGCATCACGCTCGGCAGCGGCACCGTTATTGCCTACGAAGCCTGATGGCACTCCGAGGGCTCGACAAGGTCGCGCAGACCATCGTGGACAAGCTCGGCGGAGATGTGACGATCCGTTACGTTTCTGGCGGCAGCTACAACACGACAACGGGCGCGATCACCGAGACAACCTCAGATACGTCGATCAAAGGCCACGTCTATGACGTCAACGTCAGCGAGGCAAACGAGCTGATACAGGCTGGCGACAAACGCCTGATCGTTGCGGCAAAAGAGCTGACAACGGCGCCAGAAACAAAAGATCGGGTCGTCATCAGCAGCATCGTCTATCAGATCATCCGGGTCGAGACGACGTTCCAAGAAACAGCCGGTGATGCGACTCACTACGAACTGATCCTGAGGGCGTGATGGCTAGAGGCTCTACTCGGCTGATCAAAATTGACTCCATGGTTCAAGAGGTAGCCGAGCGAGTCATTAAAAAGGCAGGGATTGGATTGCACGGCAGGCTGAAAACAGCAGAGCCGCCCATCGGCACGCCGGTTGTCAGCGCAAACCTGATCGAGAGTTGGCAGCTCAACATCGACACCCCAGGGGAGGCGAGGGTGTTCACCATCGTCAAATACGCACCCGCGGTGATGTATGGGGAAGACATGCCTGCCAACTGGAACAACGAGTACAAACCTGGAAACAGCGAAAAAACAACAGGGACCAAACCAGTCGTTAAGGGGTACCCGGATCTGATCCTCAAAGAGGTAGCTCGAAAGGACGTTCCTAAACTGATCAGGATTGAGAACCGGAGGCGCTGATGGCCGCAGCAGATCTCAACTCCGTCCGGGCAACGATCGAAGCGCGCTTAGCCACGGAGCTAGCCAACAGCCCTGCGATCCCTGTTGTTTTTCACAACAT